CTGATGTATTTAAGCAAAAGTATGCTATTATGCCAGATAAGATGAGAAGAGGCACTAAGGCTTTTAATGAATGGCTAGCCGACCTTCCTCAAGGTATTCAGACTATACGTGCCAATGAATATAAAACTATTGAATATATGGCTAATGCCTTGTACTCCAATAAGGATATATTTGAGATGCTACGTATTGGAGAAAAACAAAAGATTATTCAATGGAGTATAGGAGATATTAAATGTAAAGGTAAGCTAGATAACTATATACCAGATGAAGCTATTGTTGATCTTAAAACTGCAAAAGAAGCTAATATAGACTATTGGAAGTCTGCTGTTAGGTATCATTACCATTATGACCGACAGGCAAGCTTCTACCAAAATGGCCTTGGCAACCATTTAGATTTCTTTTGGGTAATACAAGAAAAGAAAGCTCCATATATCCCTATGCTAGTTAAAGCTACTGAAGAAACTTTATATGATGGATATGAAAAATGGAAGATACTTTTAAATCAATATAAGGAATTATTTGTTGATAATAAATTCGATCCAAAGAAGTTCGTTAATTATTATGAATTATAAAATCGACCTTTTGATGAACCTATTAAATAAATATAAAGATCCTTATATAGTAAAAGCAATACTTAAAAATCAATATAAAATTGATATAGATATTAAATCACTTATGAAAAGAATAAGGAAATGAACCTACCAACAAAACAGTTAGACTTAGTCAAGTTTATTCTTATGAGAAGCCCAGAAGCCAGAGACAATGATAATATATTATTATGGATAGTATGGAAAAAAGAATACCCTATAATAGATATTGATATAGAAGCTTTTAAAGAATTGTTTCTTTCTAAGAAATTGCCTTCTATGGAATCTATTACTAGGGCTAGAAGAAGAGTGCAAGAACAAAACTCAAATCTTAGAGGATTGAGATATGAAAAAAGACAGAGCAACCAGAAAGTCTATAAAGAAGATTTAGGATATTCAGAAACATTATTTAAATAATAAAACTATGAATAGAGATTTTATTATGTTTATTGATTTCTTTTGTGATAAAACAATAAGAATAAATGTAGATAATATCATGTGTTATTATCCTTCACATTATGATAAAAACTTTGAAGAGGAAGAATATATTACTATAGAATTAATCGGTAATAAAAATCTTTCTACAATTCACGTTAAGGGACTTTCTAAAAATTTGGATTCTTATTTTAGAATACATAAATTTGACACCTATTCTTTTATAGAAAATGATAGATTACCAGCAGATATAAATAATATTCCTTGAAAGTATTCCCTATAATTCCTGTACCAAAACCTAGAATGACAGTAAGTGATCGTTGGAAAAAACGTCCTGCAGTTCTTCGGTATAGGAAATATGCTGATGATTTAAGATTTTTAGCTGATAGTCAAAATTATCAAATAATAAATCCTTTATCTTTAGTTTTTGTTTTACCTATGCCTAAATCATGGTCAAAGAAGAAAAAGAAGTTTATGGATGGTAAGCCACATTGCTCTAGACCTGATTTAGATAATCTTATTAAAGCATTTCAAGATGCTTTAGCAGAAGAAGATTCATATATACACACATATGGCAAAATGCATAAAATGTGGGGATATGATGGTAAGATAATTATTTTTGATTATATTTGAACTAGTACTGTAGTTTTAATATGGACAGTCTGGTGTTCATAGTGTTTATGGAAAAGGGAGATTCGTTCTCCCTTTTTTATTATCCATTAACTCTTTTATATTCACACACCCAGCATAATCCTGCACTACTTACATTTAGTACATTTCCTCCGCATTTATCACATTTCATGAAATTGTCATGAGCTATAAGCTGATCGTCAGTAGGCTCTTCATCTCCCGAATTATCTTTATATTCTTTGAATATATTGGCATCATTTTCTTCTTCCCAAATTCCCATTCTTGGTGACATTTAAAACACAAAATATTTATGTTATTTGTTTCATATCTAAACTGAGGGTATGCTCCCTTTGTTAATATATGACTAAAATAAACAGGATTATAATCATCTCCTAAATATTTTGTACAATTTTCACAATTATGTATAGCATTATCCCATATGCTATGAAAGAATATAGAATCTTTATTAGCCGTTCTAGCACCTTTCTTAGATTGTGCTTTTATAGGTGTTACCTTTTTCGGTTTAGAATTTTCTTTCCATATAACCGCTCTTTCCTTTTTCCAACAATATTGACATTGCTGTTTCTTCTTTTGGTATATATAAGTTAGCATACCGCAAGAATTACATAATTTCTTTTCTGTCATATCCTATTTTGCTCTTAATATTTCTGATTTAATTAATCTCCTGTCTTCATTGCCATTTTTTCTATTACTATGATAATAGAATCTTAGCCAATAGGCTCCTTTTGGCTTTGGTGGATGACCAGATTGTATGGCCCATCCTAATCCTCCATCCTTATATTCGTCTTTGTAGGTGCTTGTATTTATTAAAAGACACTCATCTTGATATACTTTACCTTTCTGGCTTAGACGCATCCTTTGATGGGTAACAACAAATTCATTATGGCTATGTCCCATCCATATCATATCTGCATCAGGAACAAAAGTTAATCTTTGCATATGTTTATTAACGCCTTTCGTCATTAGTGATGCGCCACCAGTTCCATGATAATAGTGTAAAATTAAAGATTGTCTGCCGCCATAAAACCCTCCGCTAGTTTTACAGCTGAACATAAATCTTACATATCCTCCATACTGTCCATTGTATACAGGATTTTTGGTTTTATATTTTAAGAGACCACATAGTCTTTCGGTTACATTTGTTTCACTACGCTTTAATATTGCAGTTTCGTGATTACCCATTCCTACCATTACTATTCTGTCAGAATAAGGCTCTAAGAACTCCGCAGCTTCTTCAACAACATTATCCAAATAATTTATTCCTAAATGTTCTTTTCGAATATGTTTGCTATTTCTAGGATCAGATCTTCCTTCCATTAAACAAAAGAAATCTCCGTTTATTAATATCCCTGCGTCTCGTTTCTTAGCTTCTTCTAAATGTTGTTTAAATAATTTACGATCACAATCAGGGTTATCAAAATGTACATCTGATACTAGCAGAAACCATTGTTCCCACCCTGCTTTGTAATTCATATTAACCTTAAAGACGTTAGATGATTCTCTTTTGAGATCATAATTAGGCATGTCTTATTAAGGCTTATTTATGAAGGTTGCTTGCTATAGCCTTGAATATCGCTACTTGCAAATTTTCCTGCTTTGCCTTTTTTAACATTAACCTTTCCCCCTTTATAGTATTCAGGAACCTTCATGCCTTCCTTTGCTGGTTGCATTGACATTCCATTATATTTCTTTGATTTTCCTTTCTTCCCGTACATATTATATCATTTTAGATACTGTTTTTGCTTGTAAAATCTCCTTCACTTCAGCATATATTTCTGAAGTTACAAACATTTTATCTTTTGTAAAAATTACAGCAGAAGTATTTTGCTTACCGCTATAAAATGGTCTTACATATACAATATGATCAATATTAATGAGTGTAGATTGCTCCTTCCCCTCTTTGTCAACAATATTTAATTCAACAATGCTATGCATTGATCATTTCTTTCACTTTGACTTTGCCAGGTTTTAATACATCTAATATTGCCCATAATAAAGATAATGTTTGATGGTTGCCTTCTAGGTCTTCTAGTAAACTTTCAACATTAATATCAACTAAATATAAATCAATATCAGCATCTAGCTCTAATAATTCTATATAAGCTTTATTTGCTTTCTCTTGATCTTTGATAACAGGGATATTGTCTTTTATAATAACTTCTCCTTTTTTATCTTTCTCAGAAAAATTGTCTACTATTTCCTTTCTTTTCTTTTCATAATATTTAACTGTAGTATCCAATTTATTAACATTCTTATATATTGCATAAGAAAGTTTTGCTGGGATATCTAGTTTTTCTGTTACTATCCTTTGACTAAATTCATTTAATAAAAGATTAAAGTCTACATGTTCTCTAATTGATTTCATTTCATTGCTTTTTTTAAATTAATAATTATTTTTCTTTTTTTGGTTGATCGGCACTTGTGCTAATCTCTTTAATATTAAAAGCAGCCAAATATCCAGCCGCAACACCTAAGCCTACAAGACCTAAGCCTACCATAAGAGCTTTATCGTTTCCTGACTCTAATCCGCTATCAATAACAGTTAAGCCTACTGTGATAAGAGAACCGCCCCCTAAGACGCTAAAAACACGCTTAGATGACACTTTGCCTTTATGATCTTTGATTACACTAGCAGTTGCATTTGCAACGCTTGGTAATACTTCTGATAATAGTCTTTTAAACATATTTTATAAATTTAATTACAAATATACATTATGATGGCTGTATATCCCAACCATTATAATTACTCTTTTTGATTTTACCACCTTTTTTCATTTTTTGATATTGATTCCCAGGAGATGACCATATTGTACCAGGAGACGTTTTTGGTTTCCCTGCTTTTAATTTTGGCCTTTCTTTTTCTCCACTAACATTAGTCTTTACTGGATCAATATAGGGGTAAGGCGGGCCACTAACATTTCTCTTATCAATACTTTTCTTATTAAGTGTTCGTTGTTTCTTTATATGCTTCATTGTCTTTTTAGACAATTTCTTTTTTGTTTTACTATTTCCATTGCTCATAATATTATATTTTTAACTTGGTTGAATATCAAATCCATTATAATTACTTTTAGGCACTTTGCCTCCTTTTTTATATGGTAATCTTACTTTTGAACTTTTAGTAATTAGATTTTCTAGATAATCAAATTTATCTAATAACTTTTGTTTCCTTTTACTTACTTTTTTTACTTTTTTTACTTTTCCTCCTTCTTTCATATATCCTGATTTTGCTTTTTCTGATTTTGCTTTTTCTCTATTAAGAAACTTTTTTGCTGTTGCTAAACCTTCAGTATCACTAGATACTTTATTAAGTGTTCTTATTGCAGATTTAAATTTTCCCTTTTTTGTTTTCTTAATAACTTTTTTTATTTTTTTATCGCCACCCATGGTTTATGTTTTTAGTTTATACATTTTACTTACCCTTTCATCGATACCATAGTCTAATAAAACTCGGTTTCCTCGATAGAATCCCCAGTTTAATGGATTGTATAGGTCGCAGTTATCAATATCAAATCGTGGTATGTACCATTTAACTTTCTTCACTATGTTTTCATCTATGGCTTTTATAGGTTCACATCTTTCTTGACAAACTATCCCAAACCTCTCCCACCTTAGCGGTGCAAGGAAATTAGAATGTTTATACTGAGACCATACTTGCTTTTCGTTTTTCCCTTGCAACCAACCTCTTCTATCGATAGGTATTTTAAGGACGAAATTCTTAGTAAGAATAACAAGTCTAGTTGACCAAAAAATTTTAATCATTCATCTTCATTTAATGTAAAGTTACTATATCTTCTTCAATTTTTAAAAGTCACTTTCTTCTAATAATGTATAAGTAAAACTATTGCCCCATGCCTTAGAAGCTTCTTTGAATAATTGCATTTCGATATCAAACAATACAGGATTTGGTTGCACCTGACACCCTGCACTCCATTTATCTACTTGTGAGCTAGTGCGTTTTGCATTAGCGCGATGATGGTTAATCCCGAATAATCCTACATCTTCAAACCCTTTGGCTTCTATCATTTCATCCTTATCGGGATCTCTAAAAACCGTACAGGGTTTAACTTGTACTAAAGCAGGGTATTTCCCTTTATGTTTTCCTAATGCCCACATTCCTCTATATTGACCAGGCTTTAAAACAGCCGTTCCTTTAATATTCATAGGATGCGTTCTCCAATATAACCCTGGATCTGTAGTTATAGCAAACTCTATACTGTTCCAGTAACCTAAATATTTCCAGAAAATGAACATTTTGTCGTTGAATTTATTAGACTGTTCATCATCAGAGCGTATTCCTACTATATTTAAATTAAAGTTCTTTTTATCATCTTTAAATACAATATAATCATTTCTTTCTACTGCATAAATAATTCTTTGTAATGATAAATCCATATTATTTTCTTTTAGTAAATCTACCATTGGTATCTCTATCTGGCCTTTGTGATGACAAACAAGATATTTGTTCTGTTAGCATATTGATATGATGTTTCATGTCCGATGCAAATATGTCAAACTTTTCTGTTAATTGTTGTATTTTAAGATTATTGACATGAGATATTTTATCTAATGCCTGATCAAACTTTTGCTCCGCAAGCTCCATTCTTCCTTTAAGCTTCCCATTCTCTTCTTTGCTTTCTCTTATGTCATTCCACAATTGCTTCATCATAAAGCCGACAACCGCTAATAGTATCCCTAAAGCATATAATAAAATGTCTTGAATGTTTTCCATTATCTAATATTTTTATGGATAAAAAATAATATATCCTCTGTTACTTCTTTAACTATATTTTTAATTCTAATAAGAGCGTCTTCTATTTCTTTCATTTTACCTTTTTTTTCCACCACGCCTTGTTTGTCCTACATTGTAGTTTGGCTCACAACTTTGTAAATGATTTTCAAATTTATTTCTATTACTCTTTAGCTCTTTCTTTAGCTCTTTAATGGATTGCTTTTGTTCTTTTATTTGAGCTTCATATACTTCCTGAACATCCCAATATAGATATCCAACTGCAACAAGGGCAATGAATAACATGGCTACTACAGGATTTTTAGAAAACTCTTTAAATACTGTTATTGATTTTTGTATCATAATAGTCTTATTGTTCCTATAGTGGTTTCAACTGTTATTGCTTTAACTTCTTTTTCTTTGTCCATCTCTTATTTTTATCTGCATTTCACATATAGCAATATTGATAGCAACATTACGTTTTTCCCATGCGAGCGAACAAGGTGCTTGTTTTAACTTCTTTATTAACTTTTCCAGATACATTATATTTATTCATTAAGCTTTTTTCTATTGCCTTGCGGTTTATTTTTCTACATTCGTCCTGATATATGGGGTGCCAGCTATCACTAATCCTGTCTTTTGGATTATGATGCTTCTGTGCCATCTGCCTTATCTCTTCGCCTGTCATATATCTCTCCATTAAACTCTTTTACTTCGTGTACATAAATAAACTATATGTCCTTACTGTGGACATGAGTGTTTTCTTTATCTGTACTAACTGTCTTATCTCGTCGCTAGTCATATATCTTTCCATTGATATTTATGATAAATCTACAACAGTAGCAGTATATCCGTCTGCTTTAATAAGCTCTTTAACGGCATCGTGTACTGAAGATAAGGTTTGCTCTACTCCTTCTTCTAATTCTACCCTTCTTGATAAAATTAAATCATCTACTCTAGCTGTTCTTTTGCCTGCAGTGTATGAACTTTTACTGTCATATACATGAAGACCAGCATTTGCTGATGTTCCATCAGGGAATAATGCAATCTCTAGTCTTGCATAAACGCTGTTTAATTCTGTTGATGTTCCACTTAATGTAAGTTTCTTGTCATCTTTTTGTGTAATACGTATAGCCATTTTTAATTTATTTTAAAGTTATTAATATTTATTTATTTTCTAATGCTGTTACTTTAGCAGACAATTCCTGAATAGCTTTAATTA